AAATGCTTGTCATGAAGTCTGTAACTACATGTCCAGGTGATGTAACACCTATTGTAATTTTCTCTGTATCTTTCATATAGACATCCACCCTTCATATTGAGCATTTGGGTTATCAATATGCCATTGCTCTTTTAACTTGTTCTGATGATCCCAATCTACTTCATTAGTAGGTAATCCACAGTAATGACACAATGCTGTATGCAAAGTTTTATAGATATGTTGGCAATATGGCACTAATGCCAGTTTTTCTGTAAATAATGATCCCAAGCGGCACATGCATTGGGTACATTATTGGCCTTATCAACCCAACCATAACGGTTGCCAATATATTTTTTACCCCATTCAATCTGTTTAATTCCATTAACAGTAGCAAGATATTTAGACCTACCCTGGGGTATTCCATAATGACTACCATTCCGCGCCTTTGGGTTAAAATTTGATTCCTTTTGATAAAGATCAATTAGGCAATAGGTCTGATCCATATTATTTAATGTCATTAAAATATATTGCTTGTAGTGCGTAGGTTTGTAATTTGAATCAGATAATCCTGTATCAACAGATAATGTGTTAAAAACACATAAAGTTATCCCAAATAGCCAGCACCTTGCGAACCTACCCCTGCGGGGTTCGCATTTTTGGCCTTTACGCCAAATGCTACGGCGAGAGCCTACCACACTGTTAAAAATCATATTAGCGTAACTCCTAAATCTATCTCAATATATGAGATGTGATCTACATCACTAACTAAGTTTCTTTTGTGTTCTAGTAATTAAATAACAAACATAACAAGATTGATCGGGCATAATCCAGTTACCACATTTACATCTGATTGGTTCGCTCATTGGCTCTCTCTAACAGTAGATCAACCATTTCTATAAATGGTCGGCAGTGTCGCTTCTTTGTCATATATAAGCGTTCCTCAATTTCCCTGTCTGCATCAAAATATGTTCTGATAGTCCAATCATACTTTGTAGCGGTAGGTATAACAAAGATTCCCTGGGTAATTTGGCTAATCATTACATAGGCAAAAGGCTTGATTATCTTGCTATCAAAGCCACTTACCGTATCAATCATCACTGGATTAAATGGAAAATCATCAGCATTGGTGAAGGATCGGCTACTACTTTTAACCTCTAAAACCAAGCCATCAATTATTACATCCTTCTCATTTAAGGTTTTATCCCTAATTTGATCATGGGTTGTAGCAATTGAAAACTCAGGCACATCCACCTTTGGCACACCAAAATGTTGCAATAGATCGGCTATGTAAAGGTTGTAGCCATGCCCCTCACGCATAGCCTTGTGATAATTAAATTTAGCCATGATTTTTATACTCAATATGATTAACGCATCCACAACCGGCGCACTTGCGAACGCCATTCATGTTTAGCATCCTGGGATCATTACACCATTCACAGCATTGGCTTAATGGCACAATATCAAACTCAATACCGTTATCTGTAAATGTTGCTTTGATTCCAGCCTTATCTATCATTTCCATATCACCCATGATTATCACCTGGGTAGTACCACTTACCGGTTTCCTTACTCATAGTTGCCCATTTAGCATCACAACCTTTTGCACACACATATCCATAAAACGGTGTTCCCCGCCCCTTTGATATGCCTGTTTTAAGTTGCATCTCGCCATGTTGGCAACTTTGTACCGCCGGTACATCAGTAGCCAATGCATCAACTACCTGTTCAACGCTCATAGGTACTGGATTTTCATCATACTTTTTTTCTTCTACAAATTGATGGCGCATAATTCTTTCCATCAATGCTGACTTACTCCCAGGCTGACCATAGATCGCCTTTGTAGGGGCTATGGGTTCAGATGGCCTAGACAATAAATCTGAATCTAAAGAATCAGTAGGGGTTACTGCCCAAGATTGCCGGGCTTTAGCCGCCATTACTTCTTGTTTAGATGCAACGCGCTTTGTAGCAGATTTCATGGCCGCAACTATCGCTCTACCCCATGCACTTGTTTCACATATCATAAGTTCACTACCGGCTGTCATGCCTTTACCTGGTATTTGTTCCCATGCAACTGCAACCCCAGGTCTTACATCATGGGGATCACGGTAACAAGCGGCGGTGTAAACCACATAGGTTTTACCTTCTACCTGCACAATGTCATAAGGTTTATTAGGGTTGTAAGGTTGTAATGATGCTTCAGGATATGTTTCCTTTAGTTGGGCTATACGCTCAGCCACATCAACATAATCATTCATGTTCATTATCTGTTTTCCCTATCCCACAGATTTACAACCTTTTCCATCAGGTACTCATTATCTGCTTCAAGCATCTTTTGGCGCATTGATGGGTGAGTTCTTACAGTAAATTTCTCTACCTTTACATTGGTTTGTTTTGTATCGGCAGTACCGCGTTTGTAACCACTCTTAAACCCTTTGTCATAGCCATTTTCAACGGCCACAATCCATGTAACACCTAGCAACAGTGCTACCAGCGTAAACAAGGTAATTGTTACCAACCACCCATATATCTCATAGTTCATATTTCACCGCTTCCTTGAACTTGTCTAACCAATAGGCTTCAACCATTTTGGCTGATAACCTTCCCCTAACCTGCCTTGCGCCTATTGCTTTTTTAGCGTGTTTGCGGATTAAAGAAGCCTTGACAAAATGCTTACGCTTTTCATCTACATAAGCACCTGATTCTTTGTCATATTTGACTAATTCCAACTCATTACCTTTTCTAATTCATCCGGTAACTCAACCGGATCAACATCATTTATCACCTGATAAATAGTGCCATTTGGATGTATAGATGGTGGTAACACAACATAGCCTTTGTGTTTAATATCTATACCTGGTATTACCTTGCCTTTGAATTGCTTTGTTTTATCGGCAAGATAATAGAAGTGATAGCCGTTATCTGTTTTAACTGTATGCGTATTAGATGCTACACATATCCGGCGATAAGATTCCCATAAAACCCTGGATGCAATATTGCGTATATCAAAATCTAAAACTACAAGATTTGATTGCACAATTGCTAAACCAATATTCAATTCAGAATCATCTTTGAACCATTTTTTAACAGTTAATTTATCGCTACTGGCATCAAGATAACCGTGGCGTAAAAACTTACATGGCTCTTTAGATTGTGGCTTTAATGGTAGAACCCACCAACCCTTTTCTGCATAGGCTACGGCGTTCATGCATACACCCATGAGCCTGCGTAATTAGTTGTAAAACAATATTGACCCATAGCATTATCATAAGAAATGCTGTAATCAAATCGGTTTTGTTTTAGAAATTCGGTAGCCAATACAACTGATGCATAATTTTCTACCCAATAAATAAACTGATGCGACCAACAGATCGTATCTTCAAATCGGTCTTTTTGTTGTAACCAATCTGTGTTAGTACCCCATTCCATTTGGGCTTCTGTTAAACCTTCAAATTGATTCTTTGTAATTTTCATTAGTTTGCACCAACGCGTGAACATCTATCACAACGCCATTCACTAATTAACGGCCTAATTGATATTGCACAATTTAACCAACATGTTTCCATATTGCATTTATCGCACCAACGCATATCTGTTGCAGTAAGCACTTTCATAATTAACCCTTCCTGGTCAATTGCTTTTGTAAATGCAATTAAACACTAACGGTCTGACAAATGCAATTACCTAGTACGGCGTTTCATGTGATCTACCTCACCCGAAGGCCTTACCCATTGCAGTAAATGAGCCATCCACATTAAAGGGAATCATTTCTGTACTTACATTGCCACGCTTGATATGGATGATAACCGCGCCAGCCTGCCAATTGGCATATCCTCGCGTGTAGGACATCTTCTTTAAATCACAGGTGTGGCCACACTCAACACCTACTAAAACCCTCTCTAATCGGCCATTAAAGGCTTCTGAATGGCATGTGTATCCCAACCTGTGCGTATGCCCCGAAATTACTGAGCGACCCCACCTCTTACTTAAATTTAACGCCGTTTGACCGGCAATATTAGATATGACCCCTTCATCCCCATGACATAAAACAAAGTTAGTACCTGGG